CTTCGTCATTATTTAATTCAGAAGCCCTTACAGTGTCTAATAATTGATATACTATGTTTTCTTCAGTTGTATTCATTATGTTCCTCTTTTACGATATGTTTCAGTTGACAAATATTGCGCTTGTGCTCTTGGATCACCAACAGCTATAAAGATATCATTAATAATAATCTTAATGATTTTATCAGTAGCCTGGTCAGGTAAGTTAACTGCAATCTCATAATCCCAATCATCGTGTCTTGAATACAGACCGAATGTAGGCTTCATTAAATAAAACCCTTGTATAGCTGTAGGTGTACCATCACTACTTAAAATTCTTAGTATATCACTATACAAAACAACAGTAGGATACATTGCTGTAGCTTGTGTATTTGGATTGGTTTCAAAAATTTCTTCTTGCCCATGTCTTATTAGTCTTGTTTTTCTAACTTCAACATTAGCATCAATTACCTTTACTTGCATTAAGTGAAGATAATCATTAGGTAATGCGATAGACATATAGCTATCGTCATTAGGGTCTTTAATCGTAGGTATATTAAATGGCTTATACAACGTTCTTATATCATCACGAATTTCTTGCGTGTTTTCAATATATTTAACTGTCTCACCTATGAAATCATAAGTAGCAGTTTGAAGTTTATTCATAACATACTCAATAGGGAAAAAGTCAGAACCCATTTTATCAGCTCCTTCTAAAACCTTTTTATAAAGATGATTAATTGTATAAGCCATTTTATTTACTATTTACTTTCTAATAATTTGTAAAGTTTACCAACAGAGCTTGTTCTAACTTCTGGATGATTTGTAAAGAAAACCTCTACAGTATCATAGTTATCACCTAAAGCAACGTTGTTATATTTATAAAGCCCATTTGAAAATTCAAGAACATGCAAACGAGTCATTTCTTTAAATTCAAATTTACTTTTAGCTATGTCAATATTATTTAGAATAGAATTAACCAATCTAGCATTCTCCATAGATTGTCTAGCGTAACGTTTAAGATTAGATCTTAAAGCTTTCTTTTCTACATCTTTTTCAAAACGAGGAATAGAATAAGGTAAATCTAATTGAGCTAATACATATCTCAATATATCATAACCTACTGCGTGAACGCCTTTATCTTGAGATAAATTTCCAATCACTTTATCTATATAGTCTTCTTCATCAAGATGACTTATTTCTAAGTAATCTCTACATTCTAATGTTATTTGAGAATTATCTTTCTTATTCTCTAAAATCTCTGCAGGTACATCAGGAATCCCTTTTAATTTTACTTCCGGATGTGCAATCATCCAATTAAGTAATAATTTTATATTCGGGTCTTTATCAGGTGCTAAATCTTTAACAATAGAATCTATTAAATAACCACCTAAGTTTGTGAAATTTACATTTCTTAATCTAACAGTAGTGTGGTCAAAAGGAGATTCATAATTAGGTAAATGATACCCTCCAAATGCTTCTGGTCCAAGATTGTTTCTTACATTATAAGTAAGTCTCCATCTTCCGGCAATATTTACCTCATGCCATTTTGGTTTACTTTTTGTTTCCATTTATTTTCTGATTTTTGTTATGATTATAAGATAAGGGAGATAGATAAAACTACCTCCCCTAAATTGGTTAAAATCTTAGTAATGCCAAACAACAGCTTTCTCACTTACAACTGGCTGACCTGTTAAGGCTCCACCTGTGAATTTAGCAGATGCTTTTATGATACCACAACTTTCCGTAGAATAGATGATAGGTAAAATTTCACTTAATAAATCAAAACGACCTCCATCAAATCCAGAGAATGCCACTGAAGACTTATCTCTACCTGAATCTAATGAATGTAATCCATCAATATATTTAGCTCTTAATTCTCTATTCGCTCTCGCTAAAACATCAATATTAGAAACACCATTTACCATAGAAGCATTAAGAACATACATTGTTCCAGTACCAACAATACCACCATTTTGAGGTGCAAATGCTGGATGGTTAGATAATTCATCTTCGATGAAAATCATTGTATTTTCTAAGTACTTGTACTTGTCAATAGTAAAACCAACAGCTTTGTCAGAATTGTTTCTTACATCAAACACTGTATTAGTGTTGTGTGTGAAAGGTACAGACGTTCCTGAAGAGAAACCAAGAATAGCTTTCATTGCAGCATCCCATTTGATATGAGCAAGTTTATCACCTAAAATAACAAACGTATTACCAGTAGAACCAGCAGGAGAACGTTGTGCTAAAATAGTAATGAACAATTCAAGAGCTTCCATATCTAACGCCCCATTAGGATCATAAGAAATAGTTAAACTATATTGAAATTGTCGAATCCAACCATCCCCAATAACTGGAGCAACAATACCGTAATCAGCTGTAAAGCCTTCTAAAGTAAGTTGGTTAGTTCCATAATCTTCATACCAAGCATGAGAACTCGCATCCATAGAAGTACGTGCGTGACGTGCACCCATTTCCATATCAATAGCGTGTTTCTCTCTTAAATCCATAACAGCTTCTAATTCCCACATTTGAGCTTTAGTTTCACTATTATAAATAGTAGCTACCTTTTGATTCAAAGCAGAACCAGTAATAGTTAAAGAAGCACGAGAAATGAAAGAATAGTTAATTCTCCATTTAGTTCTTCTTTCTCTTTGGTAACCTTTCATAGAACCTTCACCAAATCTGTTACCAGCTTCAGGGAATAATTCTCCTGCAGCTATTTGACCAGCTGAGAATAATCCTGTTGGACTATTTACTTTACCATAAACCACATAATGGTCAGCACTTGCAGCTTTAACTGGAGTACCCATTACAATGATATTCGGACCATCATAATTTCCTAATGCTACAACATCACCTTCATTGAACTTGTCTCCGAAAATATTGTTATTAGCATCATGAGTTACAGATAATGCTACAAAACAATTATGTTTTACATCAGCAGCTGTAGTAGTACCAGTACCATAAGTTACACCGGCTCCAGAAGCAGTCATATCTGTGATAGCTGTAACTACTGCTAAAGTAGTAGAGAACGTTGCTTTACCCCAAGAATAAGCTGGAATAAATAAAGAACCTTTATAGGCAATACGAAAAGCATTGTCATAAAGTCTTTCAGATACCTGCATAACTTTACCAGCTTTCGCTCCCATATTCACACGTCCTGTAGCATATAGCCAAGACATGAATTTATTTTTGTTTGCAAATAAGTCAAACGTTTTGTTTTTTATTGCAAAATGCTTTGCCATATTAACGGTCAAAGACTTGTCTTCTGTATGTACTTGAGGATTGAATCTCTCAGTAATACCTCTTAATAATTGTCCCATTTTTAAATTTTTTTAGGATTTATAATTTATTTTTAAAAATGGTTGTAATCTCAATAGCTTTGCCTTCGAGATTCTTCCCGGATATTTACATCTTAAATGGTTAATACAAACAACTCAACACCTAGCTTTGCCTGGTGTTATTTTATGAATTGTTCGAAATAACTTTGTTTACCTTCGTTGCTTTCTTGGGTTTCGGAACCCTGATTACTGGTTTGTTGTGAACCTTCCATCCCTAATTGTTCAAGGGTGTTCTTTACTCCAGTTTTATAGTCTGGTTTTCCAAGCTTCTTAAGGATTTCTCCTTTATACTTCTTGAAAAGCGCATACTCAATAGCATCCGATGGATTTGCTCTAAGATGATCAATATGTTTATTTTTAGTTACAGAAGCATAAGCTTCTAGTAAATCTTCTTTTTTAGGTTTGATACCCATGAAATTTCCTGACTTGAATATTTCATTAATAGCTCCTTGGGTTTCTGTTTTTAATTTAGCAATAGATTGCTCTTTAGTTTCTTTCTGCTTATTATCAAAAGCTTCTACGTCAGCTATCTTTTTACTTCTTAAAGAATTTACTCCTTCACGTACAGTTCTTGCAGCAAATTTTAAAGAGCCACTATCTTCTAATTTTTCAAGCTCGGCTTCTATTTGGTCAGCAACCTCTTCGTCGTGAATATTTTTACCTTCTTTCTGAAGTGATATTTTCAAATCTTCTTCTACAAGTTTTCTATCATCATATTGAATTAAGTCATCTAAGTAACTAATCAAATCTCTATCCTTTTCTATCGTTGTAGATTCTTCAGCAACATCTTGTTTTTTTATAGAGTTTTTTAAACTTTCTAAATCTTCAAAATTAGTTCCAAGCTTTTCATTTAATTCTAACAATTCAGCCTTTTCAGATTCAGCTAAAGTTTCATCAAATTTAAATGGATCTTCTGTAGTTTCTGTTTCAATAGCATTTCCCTCATTATCAAATTTAATGTCCTCAGTTGTTTCTGTAGTTTCAGCTTGCTCATTAAATCCCGGAGGTGGAATATCAACGTTTTCTTTAAATTGGTCTTGGAATGCTTTTTCATCTGCTATTTCATCTTGTTGAAAATAGCCTTCCTCTAATTGCATTGGATCTGGTGTAAAATTTTCTTCTGGCATAATAAATTGTTTTTCTGATTTTTATTTAACTTATACATACAAAAGTAGTAATTATTATTTTTCTGCTTTTGCTGGTGTTGGTTTCTCTTTTTCTTTTTGACTTTTCTCAGCTTCTAATGCTAGTTTCGCAGCTGTTTGTAACTCTTGAGATTGATTCTTTTCATTCTCAGTAAATGCTTTATTGTCTGCATAAATATGAGCCACTTCTATATCTTTAGCGTGACCATCTCTAACAACTTGGTCTTTCTTATCTTGAAGAACTTGTTCGTGTTGTTGTTTAGCTTGTTCAGCTTCTTGAGCTGCTTTAGCACTTTCAGCTTGCATTTTCTGAAGAGATGCTAATCCCTTTTCTAAAATAGCTTTACTTTCAGAAGCACTATCTCCTTGAAGTACATTAATCAAATCAAGTATCAATTCTTTCTCTGTTGCATTACCTAATGCTTGAACAGCGGCTTGGTCAATAATATCTTTATCGCGTTTATCTTTAAAACGGTTCCCTAAATATACACCAATATCATCATTAAAATACTCTCCATAAATTGTAAGAAACTTAGTCATTAAGTCTCCGAAAACATAACTGAAAACTTGTCCAGCTTTATAAATATGTTTAGACTTAGCTAAAGTTCTATCTAAAATACTTTGGACAAATTCATCAAAAGGATTAAAGTATATTTCAGTACGCGCGTTAGATTGTCTAACAGCAGTATCTGTTCCACCTTTAGTTTGGTATTGGTCTACTTCTCCTTGACGTTCTTTTGAGATACCTACAAACTTTCTTGCTAAATCTTCTATTAACATTAAGGCATTAATCAAATCTTGTGTCTGCCCTTTGTTTGTTAAATCTAAAGCTGTGAATTGATTAAAGGTAGCTCTTGACTGTTTATCTTTTGAATTGAATAATAAGATTTTATCTTTCTTGATATGGTGAAGCATTCTATTTATTGCGTTCTCTTTACCGTAAGTATCTAAGAATTGTTTTGGGATTTGTGAAGTATCGTAAACTAATATTCTACCATTGTTAGCTTTTATAGCTAATCTTAATTCGAATAAAATCTGAGAAGCTAAATCTTGTAAAGGCTTTACCTTTGCTACAACTGAACGTATCTCTCCAGAGTACATTGTGTTTCTACCTCGTAAATGAATAACAGGTAAACGTACTTTTTTCTTATTGTCTATAAAGCTTAAACGTTGTTTGTATTCTCCATAACCTAAACAGATTTCAGGACCTAACATATCGACATATCTGATAACTTCGAAAGTTGTCTTTTCTACTCTATCTCGCTTTCTTACTTTATCTGTAGGTTTTAATAAAGTGTATTCTTTTTCTCCCGTAACTTTATTGATGTGAACTTTAGCTCTAATTTCTTTACGAGATCGCCATAACATCTTTACAGTTCTCAATCTATGTGTAGCAGAACCTTCATACCAATTTTGGTAACTGGTTCCATTCTCACAATTTTGGAAAGCACTACCAGTACTGTTTTTACCGTAAGAGAAATTATCTTCAATTAATTTACCACTTGATAAAGAAGTAAATACATCTTCTACTTTAGTTATTTCCTCTTCCTTTAAATCGTATTTATTTAGAATTTCATTTAAAGTCATATAAGGAGAATGAGCAAATATGTTTATATCTGTCTGAACCTCTTCATCAGGATTCATGTCGTTATATGTTTCGTCATAACGCGTTCTCACTAAAGTAGGGTGTCCATCTTTTTCATCTATAAACCCAGTAGCTTGTTCTGAAATAAGAAAGTCTTGAAGCAGTGTTTTAATTTTCCTAGACTCTTTCTTTACATCTAAAAAATGTACTATGATATCATCTGATAATTCTTCTGATAATGTCTTATATTCTTTAGAGAAAAAGACTTCAATATTATCTGGTAAGTCTACTTCAGGATTTTCAGTATCTACTTTAAAACCTAATTGACCTTCTAGCTTTTTATTCTCAGCACGTAATATATCTTCCGAAATGTATTTCACTTTCTCGTCAAGACGTTTATTAATAGCTGCTTTGTTTATAGAGTAGGTTTTCTTTCTAAGAGGTAATGATAAGTATTCTCCTACAAGCTGATCTACTACCATTTCAGCTAAAGGGTAAACCATAAAGTCTACTCCTAATTCATAACCGTATTGTTCTGTGATAGTTTTGTCAGCTTCATTTTCCTTCTTTGTCTTTTCGCAAGAATATGTTCTGTACAAATCAGATATAGTTTCATTTCTTTGGTGGAATGCTTTAGTTCCTAAAAATTGAATCATTCTATTAGCGTGTTCAATATAAAGTTTTTTAGTCCACTGTGATTCAGGGCGTCTTTGCTTTGGGAGTTCAAACTGGTTATATATCATTGTTCTTTATTTTTTTGAATTTGAGCTTTAATAGAACTTAGAAAAGGATCTTCTTGTGGTTGCTGTCTAAATTTAAGCATTTTCTGTTTTTCTGCTTTTTCCATATTCTTTTTCTGTGACATAAAATTAAGATAATTTTCTCTATCTTCTCCTGTAAGGTGTTTACGTGGGTCAAAGGTTTCAAGACTATCGCCCGGAGACCCTTGTCCATAAGACCTTACAACTAAATTACCATTTGAATCTATCGTATGATATGCCATATCCATAAGCACATCTCCCTCATCATAATCCTCTATATCATCGGTGATTTCGTCGAACATATCTAATTTTGAAATTAAACACATACCAAATGCCATTGCTAAATCTGTATTTGCATCTCCATAATCAATCAAATCTAATAATATTTTATCAAACCAAATATTTTGACAATTTAGATTGACTTCGTGTTTAAGTAATTTAGTAACGATAAGCTTCATTTCAGTAGTCATATGTACACCATATGTCTGCCTACCTTTATTGGCTATTGCTTCGTTTCTAAGGATTGGTTTTTCTTTTAAGAATGAATGTCCTAATGTATCTTCAAAGTAATTGATAATAGCAACCTTAGAATATTCCACTAACATCTTACACTTGTAAAATATAGCTAGTTTTAAAGAGTTGGAATAAAACGTATCATCTGAAGAAGCATCTCCTTTCTCTTTGATATACGCTACAGGCATATTGTAATCTTTTGTGACTCCATTGAAACAACGATAAATAATAGAAGCTCCCATAGAACCTTTATCTTCATCTGTCTGTTGGTCATAACTATCAATACCTCCTATGTCTGCATCGTAAGGCATATTAGAACTATTGATTGGGTCACATATTTTATATACAGTACCTCTATCATCTTCGATAAACTTTACCTTGCTACCATTAAGCATATGTAATTTATCTCGTTCTTTCTGAGTATGGCATCGTTGCAACTTCCAATTAAGAGAGTCATCATAATCCCATTCTAATCTTCCTTGAACTTTTTTATAAGGTATTTCTGTATCGTAAATCTTTTGTAATTGGTCGTTTAAATAAATACGATTTAATAAACCACCAGAAGTCTTAAGGAATAAATGCCCTTCTTCAGTAGGTCTTGATTGTATCTCTTTGATATAACCATCTCTTGACTTACTTGCTTTCTGTCTACGTTTGAGTATATGTTCTAATGCTTTAATTTCATCCGTTCTACCTGTGCGTGGGTCAAAGAAATTAGCATTGTCATCCATTGCTTCCATTTCCGAATCTCCCTTTTCAACATTACCAGGGTAATACATATAGGCTGGAATAAACAACCTTTTCATATTGTAAGAATCAGGAGCTTCATAGACAATCTTCATATCTCTTGAACCTTTGTCTACTTCACCACCAGTACCATACATCATTGGTACTCCGAATTGAGTAGCACCTTCCATAAAGCAAGGCTCACTCGCTTTGTATGATTTAATTAAATTGTCTTGTAATCCTATCTCCTCAAAGATAAAAAAGGAATAAGAACCACCTTCAAAAGCTGATGGATCTGAGAAGAATGTTTTAACTGTTAATTGTGAACCGATACCTTCATCTTTCTGAACTTTGTTTTCAGTTACCTTGTAGATTAGTTTTAGTTCTGTTTTGTTTTTATGGTAACTGACTTTGTATTCGGGTCGTAGATTATCTAATGACTTAATTACTTTTTTAAAGAGGTCTGTAGCCTTATCCTCTTTACCGGCTCCAATAGCACATTCATTATTCATATGGAAAAGTAAATTCCATAGTGTCATACAATCTCCTATGTACGACAATCCCATTCTTCGAGCTTTACCGATTATTAAACCGTAACCTAATATCTCTGCCTTTTCTATTTCTAAAAATATCAAATGGTCAAGTACACGATAGTAAGGGTGAGCAAGTTTTTTCTTTTTAGCACCTTGCTTTAACATCATTATCTGAACCATATTCAAATAAAAATAATGTGGGCCCGTTATTCGTGGATATTGAACTCCATCTACAATAGGAGCATAACCCTCTAAACATCTTCTATCTTGTTCATCCCAAAAATCATCGTGTTCTAAAGTACCCCTTTCCATTGGAGGAATAGGTTCGTGAATTAATGGTGAATAATGCTTAGCATCAAAGTCTTTTATTTTTGGAATTGTAAACTCCCAATAATTGTTTTTACCGTAAATATCGTAGTTGTTGTTACGTACATCAAGATTTTTATTGAGGTAATGTTTACGAGGTATTATTTTTTGGGATATTTTCATTGTAACAAATTTAGTAAAAAAATAAAGGAGATTACATTACTGCAACCTCCTTAAGTTGGACAAAGTAAAAGTCAGAAAAAAACAGCATCCAATATTCTTATCTTTCATTATGATAAAAGGAATTCGAATCTAATGCTTTCTCTTCTAACCTTGTCAGTTTTCTTCCATTTCTTACTGGTCCGTCTGCGAAGACATCTATGTTAGCATTTGCTTTATTGAAATTTTCAATTAAAGTTTTGATAGTGTTTAATTGCTTAAACAATGTTAACATACGTTCTTCGTTTCTTGTAGAATAAACTTCTTCTCTCCTTCTGTTTTCTGGAGTAATCACATAAATATTTGCCTTACGAATAATGGATTTCTTGTCTTTGTCATTAAAACCTTCTCCCCATTCTCCACCATTTAATAATTGTTTGATTTCACTAAACTCGCCTATCAAATCTTCTATGTTCTCTTCAGTAGCTTCTTCTACTTCAATAAAATCATTCTTCTCTTTCTGAAGTTGTATTTCTTTTAACTTCTCTAAAAGCATAAAATCCAATGTTCGCTTTTCTTCAATCGTTGGATTGTATTGTTGTCTATCATACTCTATCAAACATTTCTGAATCAATTCCTGATCCCAAACAAAAGCACGACGATTACCTTTAGTAGCAATCTCCATAGCTTTAAAAGGTCTATCCTTTTCTTTGTAGTATCTGATTGGAGTTAAGTAATCAACAGTAAGCGCAATAGCAGTAAAACATTCTATCCCTAAATCTTTATTGTTTATAATTTCCCTGAATTCTTTAATGGCTCTTACTCCATCAAATTCTCCATCAACTCTAACAAGTCCAGTATGAGGATCTAATTCTACTAAGTACATTCTTATGCTTTTTTAAGGTTCTTAGCAGCTTTCTTTCTCAATTCATCCTCTCGCGTAGCTTTCACTTTATTAGCTTCAATCTCCGTTTTGGTTAACCCCAAATTAGGATATTGCTTCGCTATCTTAGCAATAGTATTCTTGATTTCAAATGGTCCTTTAGATAAACCAAAATTATGCTTAAACCTTCGTGTAACCTCTTTGACTAATTTAAGTCTTACTGGCTCTATTCGCACTACCTCAGCTTTCATTGTTTCCAATATCTCCTCCTTCTCTATCTCACTTATCCCCTCATTATCGAAACAATCCCAAGCTACTCGTACTGCTCTATCAATCTCGTCATCCATTACAGATATAGCATCCAAAAAAGACATTATCTCTGACGTTGGCATTTGCTTTACATCTTTCATAGCTCTACTTTATAACCCATTTATCATCTTCCCCATCTTTCCCTATCACTTTAAATAAAGTAGAATCGTGAACATACTCTGTAGATAATACAGTCTTGTAATCTTTAGTGTCTGAAACTAAAACTAAAACTCCGGACTTACCCATAGACATCCCCAAAACTAATTTCTCAAAGCCTAATACATCGTTAGCACTCTTATAAATCAAACGCCATAGATTAACTCCATTTTCATAATTCACTGTCTTAGAATTATAAGCAATACGAGTTTCTTCATCTTTAGCTTGTTTCTCTAAGATATAAGCCTCTATTAAAGGTGTTAATTCTAAAAAGGTATCTTCTTCTGCTGTAATTTTACCCTCTAATATTGCATCGGCAATTTGACTTGTTTTAGCAGGTGGTTCTAATTCTCCACTAAGCTGTTGAACACTTGTCCATTTGTTGTACTTCTTTAAATCACTTGGATTTAATTCATTCGGATCAGAGCTTAATATCTCTGCTTTTGTTTTGTTACCCATAATTTCTGATTTTAATTTATACAAATCTACGAAAAAAAATAAAAGCCTTACAACGTGTAGTCATAAGGCTTTTATAAAGAATATTAATTTAATTTAAAAATAGCTACAATGAATCTCTTGCTCTTCTATAAGTAGTTCCAGTATAGTTTTCATTAGTTAAGTTATAGTAGTTTGGAGGTTCTATTAATTTTATTAGACTGTATGTATATTCACTCTCTAAAAATAGATAACACCACCGCTGTTTCTGTATAAATGGTTTTTCTAAAACTTGTATCTCCATATGCATGGCAGATGATAGTTCTAAAACATTTAATTCGAAGTCTACTATGATAGCTCCTGCTACAACATCACCAACGTCATTATCTACAAGAACTAAATTTGAATTTTCGGTCAGGTCGGAAGTAGATCCGTACCCTGTGAAACTTACTATCGCAAGCAACATAAAAACCAATATTAGTCTTTTCATATGCTAAAGATAGTAAAAATATATAACAGAACTAAGAAATCCCTACACGCAAATGTAAGGACCTCAATACTTTTTCTTCTCGCAGAATATTATACCACTCGTTTTTTTCATAAGGCAAAGATAGAAATTTCCTTATAATATAACAGAAATCTATCTGTAAAATGCTTTTGGAGTGAATGTTATCTATTAAATTTAAGGAAAATATCCGAAATAAAAAAATCCCCCTTAGCTATTACACAAACTAAGAAGGATTATTCCAATCAATTAATCAATAAAATACAAGAATATATGTAACCCCTTACACAAAATTCCGAAGTACCCCAAAGATATAAAAAAAAAAACTA